TGCCGTGTTTTCCGCTGGCGATTGCGTGTCGATCTACAATAACTCGGCGGGTAATCTCACTATCACGCAGGGGACCAGTTTGACGCTCCGGCAAGCTGGAACCGCTAACACCGGCAATCGGACTCTTGCACAACGAGGGATGGCTACGGTGTGGTTCCTCTCCGCCAGCGAGGCCGTCATTAGTGGAGCCGGTCTCACATGATGACTCCCATGTTCTTCATGGGGTACGGTCAGTCTGCGGCTGGTCCCGTCGTCTCTCCGCTACAGGCGGGAGTAACGCGCAGCGCGACGCTGGCGACCGTCGTCGCCGGAATTCGGTACTCCAATACGGGGGAAGAATTCGAAAACGCGGCAGGCGGCAGTGCCTCCTACAGCGTGTCCCGCGGCATGTGGTTGGATTCAGGCACCGCCGATTCCGTCTGGGTTGAGCGTGTTATCTCTTCGGGTAGTCTAAACAACTCTGACCCCGGAGCCGGTCGCCTACAGCTCAATGCAATCCGCACATACGCCGTTCAGGACACGACTACAGTCGGCGGCGCAGTCACTTGTTCTCTCACTTTCAATTTCTACAACGCCGCCAGCGGTGGCTCTTTGATCGGATCTACTGGCCTGATAACCCTGTCGGCCAATCGTGAAGTGCTCTAAGGAAAGTTGAAATGGAACGCTCGTGGCAGCCTTCGGGATTCATTATTCTTAGTGCATGGTGGTAAGTTCTGTGACCGAAGTCACAATCAAATATCAGCCTCGGCGTCATTTTATGCCGTTCCACACGCGACATCAAAGATTCGCGTGCATGGTATTTCATCGTCGCGCAGGTAAGACGGTCGCCTGTGTAAATGAGTTGATCACCAGAGCTCTATACTCTAAGAAGAAGCGACCAAGGTATGCCTACATCGCCCCGCAACTCAAGCAAGCGAAGAAAATCGCCTGGGAGTACCTCAAAGACTTCACAGAAGAAATCCGTGAGAAGAAGTCTGAGTCTGAGCTCTACATCATTCTTAAGGGGAATGGAGCGGAAATTTGCATCTACGGGGCGGATAACCCCGATTCTTTTCGCGGCCAATACTTTGATGGAGTCGTTCTCGATGAATATGGAGATATGTCTCCCTCAATATGGGGAAAGATTATCCTTCCTACACTCGCTGATCGGCAGGGGTGGGCTGTATTCATCGGAACTTTTAAAGGTAAGAATCATTTCTACAAGATTTGGCGTAGATCCCAGGGCCTCGATCTTGTTGAGGGCGAAAACCCAGAGTATTTCCGTCAACGGTGGTACTCCTGTATCGGCAGAGCATCTGAGACTGGAATTCTAAGCACCGAAGAACTGCTCCTCCAGAGAATGGAGCAAGACGAGGAAGAGTATCAACAGGAATTTGAGTGTAACCCGAACGCAGCAGTCAAGGGGACCTACTATTCTAAAATTCTTGCGCAACTTGAGGATCGCATCAATAATCTTCGGGCTAACTGGGATCCTGAGTTCGCAGTCTCTGTGTATTCAGACCTTGGTGTCAGTGACTCTACAGCGCTCTGGTTCGTTCAGGCCAGACCTGATGGCTACGCTCTTATTGATTACGAGGAAGAGTCTGGTAAGGGTCTGGATTTCTACTATGAACTCCTTCATAACAAGCCGTATGCGTACGATAAGTTCTGGGTCCCGCACGATGCGAAGGCGAGGACACTCCAGACTGGTCGGGCGACGCTCCAACTTATCATTGAACATGATAGGGATAACCCGTTCCGAAGATTTTCCCGCTCGGACGCCGGTAACTTCATATCTGTAGTTCCCAAGCTTGACGTACAAGATGGAATTAACGCAGTTCGTAAGATTCTTCCGTCATGCTGGTTTTCTCCAAAGGCAGAAGAGGGCGTCGAATGTCTCAGAGCCTACAAGAGAACGTGGAACGAAGACAAGCAAATCTTCGCAGATGAACCCTATCACGACTGGGCGAGTAACGGTAGCGACGCCTTTAGATATTTTGCACTGATGGCTCGAGAACGTGCTATACTGCCCGCCAAGGCGGAAGTGATACAGAAGATAAACCCGAATATGCCCGCGCTTCGCTTAGAGGAACTCTTTGCTCAGCGCGAAGCTAGGATGCACTCCCTTAGGAGACGCGTGTGAGTAAAGAAGAGAAGGTAGACTCCAGAGAGGCAATCTACCAGAAGTGGGTTGAGGAGTTTGCTTCTGCTCGCAAGAATTTGAGGAAGTGGCATAAGGAAGCCAAGAACGTTGTAAAGAAATTCCGGGATGAAGACCGGAATGAAGATGACGGAATTGGTGGGGAAACGAAACTTAACCTCTTCTTCGCGAACACAACGACTCTTATGGCAATGCTCTACGGCAGCGTGCCGAAAGTTAGCGTTGACCGTAAGTTCTCCGATCCGAATGATGATCAGGCGCGGGTTGCGTCTCTGATGGCGAACCGTATCCTACAGCAGGATATTGAGTATGCTGGAGAAGACTTCGCTACATCTCTTCGGGCAGTACTCGAGGATCGTCTCATTCCTGGTATGGGAGGAGCTCGGGTTAAGTACGAGTTTGATGAGAAGTCAGAAACTGTCCCCGAACAGAGGGATCCCAATACGGGAGCGATTCTCGCACCATCATTCACGCGACCCATGATCACCAATGAGAAGGTAGAAATTGTCTACACGCATTGGGAAGATTATCTCTACAGCCCCGCCAGAACACACGCTGAAATCTGGTGGAAGGCTTACCGATCTTTCATGGATCGGGAGGAGTTGGTCAAGCGATTTGGGGAGGAGATCGGCAACGAGATTCCTCTTACGTCTGATGGTCCTGGGAATAAGGAAGTTGGTCCTGAGGGTAACAACGATACTCAGCAGGCCGAAGTGTGGGAGATTTGGAATAAGCGCACCAAGAAAGTGGAGTGGATTGTAGAGGGCTTCCCCAAGTGTCTTGACATAAAGGAAGATCCTCTGCAACTTGACGGATTCTTCCCGGAGCCCCCGCCGTTCATCGCCAACACTACGACGTCTAAGTACGTTCCGCGCAGTGATTATGCGATGGCTCAGGATCTGTATAATGAAATTGATACTCTGCAGACTCGTATCTCCATCCTGACTGAGGCGTGCAAGCTCGTCGGAGTGTACGACAAGAGCGCGGTGTCAGTTTCGCGTATCTTCAAAGAAGGCGTGGAGAACGAGCTTATCCCGGTGGATAACTGGGCGATGCTCGGTGAAAAGGGCGGACTCCGCGGGGTCATGGACTGGATCCCGATTGAGCAGGTCGCCAAAGTCATTGAGATTCTGGACGGACGTCTGTCTGTAAAGATCCAACAGCTCTACGAAGTTACGGGCATGAGCGATATTCTCCGTGGTTCGTCACAGCCGTACGAGGCCGCTGCGACGTCCAAGGTGAAGGCTCAGTTTGCCAGTATTAAGGTCCAGAAGCTACAGGAAGAGTTTGCCCGCTTCGCTAGTGATCTTCAGTCGCTGAAACTGGAGATCATACAGAAGCACTTCCAGCCGCAGAGCATCATCGAGCAAAGCAATATCTTGATGACCCCCGACGCGAATCTCGCGGGCGCGGCGATTCAGTTGCTAAAGGATCGCAGCAAGTCTCGGTGGCGAATTCAAATTAAGCCGGAGAGTCTGGCCCTCGCAGACTACGCCCAGCTCAAAGCCGATCGCATTGACTACATCAACGGTGTGTCAATGTTCATGCAGTCTGCGAAGCCCCTGCTTGAGTTAGATAAGAAGGCCACCCCAATACTTCTTGAATTGCTCAAGTGGGGGCTCGCGGGCTTCAAGGGAGCAAACGAAATTGAGGGGGTCATGGATCAGGCGATCAAGATGTATACGGACATCGCCAAGCAGCCTGACCAACAGCCGCCCCCCGATCCTCAGGCTGAGAAGATCAAGATGGAGATGCAGCTTGCTCAGCAGGAACATCAGACGAAGATGCAGCAAGAAGCTGCTCGTATGGAGAATGAGCGCCGCGAATTTACTATGAAGTCTGAGCTTGAGCAGCAGCGCTCTATGGACGAACGTAATCGTGATGAACGACGATTCCAACAAGAACTTGTGCAGATGAGGCAGAAGCATGAGCTTGAGATGGAATCACTGAGAATGAAGCTTGCGGTTCAGCAAGAAACAGCCGAAATAAAGATGGAGGCACAGAGCCATGCGGCGGCGGTACAGATGGAATCCCGAGACTCTCAGACAAGAGCCGATTGACGAAAGTCCGAGAGCTGGCGGGATCACGATTATGCCGGATATTGAACCTTTCGTGTCCCCCGTGGATGGAAAGGTCATAACTGGGCGTCGTGCTTTGAGGGAGCATAATAAGAAGCACGATGTGACGAATATTGCCGACTTCAAGAATGAGTGGGCAGAAAAAGCGAAGGAACGCGCGCGATTCTACAACGGGGATACTTCTTACGATAGTCAGCGTCGTAAGGAGCACCTTATCAGAGCTATTGAAAAACTCCGGAGATAATGATGAATGCCAAGACGCGACGCGAAGCCCTAGAGGCCGCCTTTGCCGAAGAGGACAAGGTTGATGAACAAGAGACGACACCAGTCGAAGTCGAAGTACAGAGTCAGGGAACGGCGGAAACTGATACGGCAAGCGAAACTCCTTATGAAGTAGAGGCCAAGGCCGCTGCTCGCGAGGAGGCAGCTGAAAAGCCGCAACAGACTGCGCAGCAGGAACTTCCGCTAGAAGAGAAGCCTGTCGCCGCACCAGACGCGGCTCCTATCTCGTGGAAGAACGAAGAGAAGGCCCATTGGGCGAAGGTTCCCCCAGAAGTCAAGGCCATCATTCAGCGTAGGGAGCAGGAAGTTCAGAGGGCACTGAACAACACCGCCCATGCTCGTCGCTTCGCTGGGGAATTCCAGCAGGTGGTCGCACCGTTTGCTCATCTCATCCGGGCGCAGAACAGTAATCCGCTTCAGGCTGTTCAGAATCTGATGACGACGGCAGCGGGTCTCACTACCGGGAATCAGCAGCAGAAGGCTGCGATCATCGCTGAAATCATCTCCAACTACGGAGTTGATCTTCAGGTGCTGGACACGACGCTGGCTGAAGGTCAGAGTAATCCGAACCCGAATGCAGGTCAAGGATCAATACCGCCTCAGTTTGCTCAGGCTCTGCAGCCGATCTACCAATTCATGGAGAGCATCCAGAACAGCCGTCAGTCTTACGAACAGCAGATGGCTGCGAAGGCAGCGGAAGAAATTGAGAACTTCGGAGCAACGAAGCCATTCTTTAATGAACTCCGTGACGATATGGCTGATCTGATGGAGATGGCAGCTAAGAGAGGGCGCAAGCTTTCTCTGGAAGATGCGTACAGGACTGCCGTCGCAGGCAATCCGCAGTATGCCTCTGCCCTGAAGCAGAATACGGATGCAGCATCTGTGAGTGCGGCGGCGGCGACTCTTGCGAGAGCGAGGAATGCGGCCTCGAGTGTTAGTGGAGCCCCCCGCGGAGGCAGTTCTGCAGACAAAGTTCCCAATACTCGACGCGGTGCTTTGGAAGCCGCATGGAACGATAAGAGCCGGTAAGATTAGCTTGCATTTTGTCGAGCGAAGGCATACAATACGTTCGCGAGCTAAAGACTAGCATCCACCAGTCTCCTGACATGGATGCCCAAGCTGAAAGGCTCGATTGTCAGCTAGGCATCCATATTTCTTTCAGGAGTCACAATGTTTCCGAATATCACCGACATCGTGGCGACCACGATCGAGTCGCGCAGCGGCGAGATCGCGGACAACGTCACGAAGAACAACGCATTGCTCGCGAAGCTCAAGGGTCGCGGCAATGTTCGTCCCTTCTCCGGCGGTACGAAGATCATCGAAGAGATCTCGTTCGCCGAAAACGGCAACGCCGGATACTATTCCGGCTATGACCTCCTGCCGGTCGCGGCGCAGGACGTCATCTCGGGCGCCGAGTTCGCAATCAAGCAGGCGGCAGTCGCCGTCTCCATCTCCGGCCTGGAGATGCTGCAGAACTCCGGCAAGGAAGCGATCATCGATCTGCTGGACGCTCGCATGGCTGTCGCCGAAGCGAGTCTTGCCAACCTCCTCGCAGGTGGCGTCTACTCGGACGGTACGGGTAGCTCGGGTAAGCAGGTCACGGGCCTCAACGCAGCGGTTCCGCTGGACCCCACGACCGGAACGTATGGCGGCATTAATCGTGCCACCTGGACGTTCTGGCGTTCCAAGGTCAGCGATACGAGCGGTCTCTCCGCCTCCACCATCCAGGGTGCTCTTAACGCTCTCTGGGCGCAGCTCGTGCGCGGTATGGAGCGTCCGGACCTCATCCCGATGGACGCAACCATCTGGGCTCTGTACCTCGCGAGCCTCCAGGCTCAGCAGCGGTTCACTGGCACTGAGACGGGCAAGCTCGGCTTCCCGACACTCAAGTACATGGACGCGGACGTTATCCTGGACGGCGGCATCGGTGGCTACTGCCCGACGGGCACGGCCTTCATGCTGAACACGAAGTACATCCATTGGCGTCCTCACCGGAGCCGCAACATGGTCCCGCTGTCGCCGAATAAGCGGTATGCGGTCAACCAGGATGCCGAAGTTCAGCTGATCGGCTGGGCGGGCAACCTGACTACGTCGGGCTCCCAGTTCCAGGGTCGCCTGGACAATAACGCCTAAGGAGTAACGACATGACAGGTGCAGTTATCGGTATCGGACCGGATCAGGTCACCGCCGCAACGGCGGTCCCGGACTTCCGTCTGGGCACTCGCGGTGGTTACGATCACCCGACGCTCGGATACCAGGAGTTCGTCTACGGGCAGGCCAATGGAGCTGTCACGGGTGCGGGATACGCAGTCGTGGAAGCCACCGGCTTTGACTTCGCGCTTCTCACGACCACGAATACTGCCGCAGGGCAGAATGGTCACGGATCGCGAGTCGGAGTGGCGATGGCCGCGTTGGCGGACAACGAGTACGGGTGGTTCCAGGTCTATGGAAAGGGTTCGCTCCGCACCCTCGCCTCTGCGGCGAAGGGTACGCGACTGAACTCTACCGCGACTGGTGGTGCTCTGGATGACGACGGCACGGCATCGTCTCGTGCGATCAACGGCGTCGTTCTGGGCACGGCAACTGGAGGCGCAGCGGCTACGAATGCCGATGCGTACTTCAGCTACCCGACGGTCGGCGCTACGCTCTAACCGTAGCTGAGCGGAACTGGGGGGCTCCATTCGTGGAGCCCCCCATCCAGGAATCAACAGGAGAATATGATGTTTGAAGCGACGATCGAAGAAACAGCGATGGCCTTCACTGATGGCCGTCAGTCCGAAGAAGATAAGCGACTGCTCGTGGTATTCTCTTCTCGCGCAGTTCAGGATAAGGCCGCGT